AACAGAGCAAATGCGGAAAAGTTTGCCGAGCTTATCGAGAACTACATCGGAATTACCGAACTTGACTATGAGCTTGTTCACACCCTTATCGAAAAAATATATATTCACGAGAGGGAGAACATCGACGGCAAAGCGGTTGTCAGGGTGGATATTTATTACAGGTTTATCGGCAGTAATGCCGATTCGGACCGCCCCACCGAGATATGCAGACGCCGCTCGTGACTGAAATAAAAATGAACACATATCATTTTGGAGCACAATGATATGTGTTCATAATCGGTGTTGAACACAACGCCGTTTTTCAGCTTGTTTTCCTTGCGTATCTTCGCAAGTACAAGGTCTGAATATCTTACCTGTGCTTCGTGTGCCATAAATACATACCTCCAATTTTATGTAGTTTTTCTGAGGTCGGGATTTTTCTCATAAAAGCGGCGCTCCACTCCCGACATCTGAGAGCCGCCGCCCGTGGTGAAGCTTACCCCCGTGGTGATACCCTTGGGAGCCTCGGACTTTTCAGAACAGAACGAGGGATATTTCGCAATTACCGCATCAATAGCCTTGTCAATAGTGGTGTTGTCATCGACCTTGTTCATCGCAAGGGCAATAACATCTTCCACAGCCTCCTTGCTCACGCCCTTTGAGAACGCAAGGCACTTTGCCTCAGCCGCCGCCGCTCTCTTCTCAGCCTCTGCCTTGCCATTTTCGGCAGCAGAGATTTTCTCCTGCGACAGCTGTTCGGCAGTTTTCTGACTGTCCTGCCACTTCCGAAATGCGTCCATTTCTTCCTTGGAGGGCTGCCCCTTTGCCTGCCTTTCAAGTCTCTGCTTGACGATCTCGTTTACCTCTGCCTGTGTGAATGTTTTTGCCGCCTGCTCAGGCTCAGGCGTAGATACAGCAGCCGCATTGCCTGCGTTGCCCTTTGGATCACCTCCGCTGTTTTCAGCCTTGTTGGTTTCGGTTACGGTTGTGTTTGCTTCTGTTGCCATTATGATTACCTCCGTTTATAGCCTGTCGGCTTATTCCGTCCTCAGTTTAACGCCGTAAGTACGTTTCGGGCATAAAAAATGCGCCCCGCCCCAAAAGGGGCGAAACGCATTAAATTTATTAAGTTAGCAACTTGCAGAAATTAGTGTTCCGATACGAGCTCCGACTTTTTTGCAGAGTTCAATATCCTCGGCAAAACCTTCAATAATTTTTTTATCCTTATTTTTTTGCCTGCATTCTGTCAAAGCTTCAAAAAGAACTTTTTCAAGATGAGACAGAACCTTTAATGATACTGCATATTCATACAGGCTGATAGAAGAATGCTGACGTCGATGTTCCTTTTTCTCTTCTATCATTATCTTAGGCGTTTCCACCGCAGCACCGAAATGCTTCATAAGCTTGTCAAATCCCGATTTGAAGATAACAAAGGCGTGTGAGAAATTGCACACAAGCTTGGGATTTTCTCTTTTGAACTCCGACAGCTCCGAACGGGTAAGATATCTGTAATCGGTGTTTTCAGTGCATATCCTGCGGAGCGTGTGGTCAATTTTCGAGCGGCTTATCTTGCTGAAATACTCAATGTCGGCACTTGTCAGCACAGGCTCTCCCTTGTAAAACTTGTCCACATACACATACGGCTTTTCTTCAAGCTTAAGCTGTTCATATTCGGGAGCGTGCTCCTGCTTCACTCTGAAATACGCCTTGACCAACGCCCTCTGAACGTCCCAGGCAACCTTGTCTGTGAAAGACTTTGCAAGCATAAGGTAGCCGCTTTCGGTGAGAAGAATTAAGCCGTTCGGCGCAGTAGCATTATACTCTTTTTTCGCTTCGTACGAATTTCGTACGAAGAAATCTTCTCCCTCAATAAAATGCTCTCTGTTGCGGTTGAAGTTCCTGCGGGCTGTTCCGTCGGGTCTGCCGTGTACCGTGTCAATGTCCTTGAATGTAACAACTCTCTGACCCTTGTATTCCTTGATAGCTACGTTGGTATTTCCTATTGCGATTGCGTTCATAATAAAACTTCCTTTCAATAATCTTGACAGAAAGCTCTATTTGATGTATAATAGATTTCAGATAGAGCAATCTGTCGGGTATAGCAGTAAATCGTAACTTTCCACGGTGGCGGTTTACTGCTATTTTTTGTTTATTTCTTCTTTTACCATTGCAATACCTTTGTGAATAACCTCTGCTTTGGTGATTTTGAGCTTTTCGGAGCATTCTTCAAGTGTTTTGTAAGTTTCTTCCGAAAGTCGAATTTCAAAGCGTTTATCACGTTTTTCTTGCGTAGGTCTGCCTTTAGGGGACATTTTATGCACCTCCTTATTTGTCCGTATATTTATAGTAACATATGTACGGACATTTGTCAAGAGGTTTTTGAAAAAAATTTTGCGCCATAAAAACAGCGCATATGTCACCGACAAAAATGTCGTGAACATACACGCTTGTGGGGGTATAAAAAATCACCCTACTTGTGTAAGGTGATTAAAAATAATGATTATGCAATAATCTTTTTTGCGCTGTCCTTTTTATCTTTGCTCTTATTTGCTTCAAACTTCTTTTTTAAAGCATCTTCCATAGCCTTGATATCTTCCTTGGAATGAGCATCAAGTTTGCCAAATGTTTCTTTCATAAGCGATACCTCCTTACAAAGATACAATACCGGTTTTTTTGCTTGATTTAATAAAACGCTTTACAATTTCCGCATCTTCTTCTGAATTTGGAGTAGTAGCGTTAAATTCGCTTCTGATGTCAGACAGAACGCTATATGCTTCCTCAAAATTATATTTATGGGTTTTGATAAGGCAATGCGTTTCGCCGGTATTGGTTATTACGGTAATGCCACCAATACTATCATTTAACAAAAATACGCCGATATCCGAGTAGGAAAAACTTTTAGTGGACGGATGATTGTGTAAAAGGAATAAATTAGAATACCTTCCGCTTGTTATCATTGAAAATGCTTCGGGATTTTCTAAAATATTAACGCTGTTTTCAACTCCGTGCTGAAAAACATATGTTAAATCAAAAGGATTAAATAAGAAAGCTGTTTCATTGCTGTCATTTTCAAGCATTGATTTTGTAAGCAGTTCTTTATGTAATTCAGCAAGGCGTTTGTTTTGTTCATTTGAAAAGCTGGGAATTAATGGTGCAGTGGCTTTGGAAATAGAAACATCATTTATCATTATTTTATGATCACGTGATTTTGCTTGCTCCAATCTTGCCACTCCCTCTGATTTAATTATACCACTTTTCACAGCATTGTCAAGCCCTGATTTCGCCTTCCTCTCCGCCCAAACCGTCTTGCTCGACTTGCTCCTGTCATACCCATAAACCTGAGTGCGGTCATTGTGCTGCTTAAGCCCCGTCTCCTTGCAGTAAGCGGAATATTTCTCCCTCTGATTGCGGAGCCGTAAGGAAGCTTTCTGCAAGCCCTCAGTGTCGCCTGTTTCCTGTAACATCATACATTCCCGCTTGGCGGCTCTGATGCCCCGTTCCATAGCTCTCTGCTGCTGAAACTGCATATACCGCCTGTCGTTTTCCTCTTTGGGATAGGGGAAATAACGCTGAAAATTTATGCCCGGAACAAACGGGTATTGAACGTGTCCGCAGTTTATGCCGAAAAGCCCCGCAGGCTGACCGTAGCTTGTTTCGGAAAGGGGAGTGTAATATATCTTACCTCCCGCCCCGTCCGTGGTCACCCCCTTGGAACCGTCACGGCTGAATATCCTGCCCTGATAAGGAGCACACATAGGACGTGCGCCCATATGGGAAGAAACCTCGATGAGCTGAATATTATACTCATCACAGCGTGCATTCTGCGCCGCCCTCGCCGTGTTCCCGAGAGTAGACCGCATATCCATCATAACGTAAGCCTCAGGGGACCATTCACGCCCCCGCTTGTCAACGAAAGCGGGAATGCCCTTTTGAGCAAGCTCTCTGATAGTCTTGCGTGTCGCTTCCTGCAATGACATCTGCCCCGATACAGCCTTAGCCGCACCCTTGCCCATAATGTCAAGAGCGCCCTGTCTGCCCTCGGCAGTGTCACGGTAAATGGCATTCACAGCATTCACATATGCCGGCCCCGCCTTGTACCGCATAACCGTGTTCACAAGGTTAAGGTCACTCGCCGCCTGTTTCTGAAATGCCTTTGCCGCACCGAGAGCAGACTCCTCCGCAGGAATGTCCGAGAAATATTCCGACAGCCCCGCAGCATTTGCCGCCTGCACCGCATTGTCAAGATATCCGATCTCGGTCTCAGCCGCCGTAAGAACAGCGTCCATAGCCTGACCGTCCTCGACCTCGGAATATCCCGCAATGATAGCCGCCGCCCGCTTGTCGAAACGCCCAGCCCTTGCAAGCTGCCTTATTCTCCACTTTGACGTGTCGGAAATATCCCCGTCCCGTGAAAGCTGTGCCGCAATTTCTCTGAGGATATCATCTTCCATATCCAGGAGCACCCGAACAAGCGGAGCCGAAAGCTCGTCATACTGTTCCCTCGTCACATTTTCACCCCTTTTCTTTTCAAAAGCTATTGACAAAACAATATTTTATAATTATAATATAATTATGGAGATAATAAATTTTGAATGGGACGAAAATAAGAACGAGATCAATAAGAAAAAGCACGGCTTATCATTTGAAACTGCTCGGGAGGTGTTTTATGATGATGCAGCTGTTTTGTTTGATGACCCCGATCATTCTGTCGGTGAGGAGCGTTTCCTTATCATCGGAATGCTGAGATCGTCAAAAATCTGTATCGTAAGCCATTGCTACAGAGACTCGGACAATGTTATTCGTCTTATATCCGCAAGAGAAGCGACCAAAAACGAAAGAAAAATTTATGAGGAAGGCTGGTGAAAGTAAATGAGAGATGAATATGACATCAAGAACCTTAACCCCCGTAAGAACCCCTATTCCAACAGGCTGAAAAAACAGATAACCATAAACATCGACAGTGATGCAGTGGATTACTTCAAAAGCCTGTCCGAGGATTCGGGCATACCGTATCAGACGCTTATCAATCTGTATCTTGCCGATTGTGCGAAGAATAAAAAGCGTTTGCAGATAGCGTGGAAATAAGCCCGGGACTGTTGCCGTGTGAGCAGCAGTCCTTTTATTTTTCATCGCCCGAAGCTGCAAACCCCTCACCGTCCGAAACGCCAAGAACAGCACTCTCCGCATTTATCCTTTCAAGTTCCCGCTTTGCCGCCTCCTCGTCACACTTCATAACCTCCATAATGGCAGAAACCTTGGACTTCAAGCCCGCCGTCACAAGATTAATATTGTTCTGAATGAGAGTGTTGTCATCAATAACAACGCTGTCCTTGAATGCCACAGTGACCTCAAAATCACCGTTCGGAACTTCGCCCGTAATCATCGCAAGCCTGAGCACAGCCCTGCACATTTCTTCGATGAACTCCACAAGAAGATTTTTCTGACATCGGATAGTGACCGCTGTTTTGTTTTCCTCTGAGACGACCTCGGTTGCAGTTTTCACGCCGCCCGCCTTGTCAAACGAAAGCGAGCCGGGAGACAGCCCCACCTGAAAGCACAGAATGTTCAGCAGCGCATTTATGCCGTCAACGTGTTCGGAAATTCTCAGCTCCACCGTGTTGTCGGTGATTTTCAGATCCTTGTCCTCATCGCATTTCAGCGCCTGATACACCTCGTCATCAGCGTCAAAATACTGCTCCGTCTCGCCCGTTTCGGGATTGACCACAGTTCTGATGCAGGAGCTTGGCACGATAATTCTTTTCTTTCCGAGAACAAACTCACGGGCAAAGCTGTCAAATGCCACATCAAGGGCTTTGAGCGTATCCTCGCAGTTGGCAAAACAGCTTATGCCGAGGGGCAGCTCCGTGGGAATGTTGCTTGGGAAATCAGTCTTGAAATACTGAAACAGGGGAGTGTCCATAGCATATGTGAACGTGTCCGCCATATCGGGATAAAGCACCGACAGCGGCACTCTTTCACCCAGAGCATTGGGGTCAGAAGAGCGAAACAAAAAGCACTCCACAAGGATATTATCACCCTTGACGGAATGCTTCTCAAACAACGTGTAATAGAATTTTCCTTTCGCTGACATCGTGCCGAAAATGCCCTCGGTAACGGTCCTGTTATCCCATTTCAGCGGATAAAACTGCCGCCCCTCAACAAACGAAAGCCGCACCCTGCCCCGTTCTATGTATTCACGGAGCACACAGCCGCCCTGAGCAAACGCCGCCGAAAGCAGTCGGGGAATGTTCTTCCAGAATCCCTCACGGCATAAAAAATCACGAATGAATGTGTCATAAGCCTCCGAGCCGCAGGTTATGTCCACCTGCTCCGCAAAGCACTTGTGAGAAAATTCATCACACAAAATTTTCGCAGTGTTCAGCATATTCATCTGCCGCACAGTGCCCCTGTTCAGCCCCGCCCGTTTCACTTCACGCCATTTCGGACTGCCCTCATAAATATCCTGCCATCTGTCCATATATCCGCTGTAAAAGCCGTTATCCCCCGGAAATTCTTCCTCAGGAAATGCCTGCCGCATTTTTTCTATCATCATCTGCCTGTCACCTCATTTCAATAATATCGCTCATATACGGCTCAAAGCTGTATTCAAAAGCGTCAAGGCTGTCAATGTTGTAATTTCCGTCATCGACACGGATATCCTCAGTAGGGTCCTTGTCCCACACCGCCGTGCTCAGAGCCGCAATGAAATTTTTGCACCCCGATATGACCTGAAAACGCATCTGAGACATAATCATATTTGTAAGCCGTATGCGCCCGAGTATCTCCGTCTTTTTGGCATTGCGTATCTGAACGGGCAGCTGTTCTTCGGCACATCTGCATTTGATGCCCCTCAGAAGCGTGGTCTCCGCATTATCGAAATACGCCTCGGGGACGTTGAAGCGAGCCTGACAGCGGCGGATAAATGCCACTACATCATCTTCCAGCTCTTTCGGCGTGATAACTTCCTTGCGGTAATATTCATCAAGCACAACGATTTTTCCGAAGCGGCGGCTGAACCCCGTGCATATTCCTGCGTGAGCCGAGCTATTGCCGCCGAAGTCAAAGCCGATGTTTGCAAACAGGATATCATTGGGAACGACGTCAATTACATACAGCGCAGGATTATCCGCAAACTGCTTGTAAATAACGCCCTCCGCAGATACCCACAAGCCCTTTATGTACCTGTCGTGGAATACCCCCGAAAACTGCCTGTCAGCATTTTCAAGCTGTTCAGGGGTAAGAATGGGATTGTCCGACATCAGGAAATGCAGGTGCAGAGCCTTGCGCTCATCAGCCTTTTTTACCCACTCAGTGTAGAACCAGTGGTTAGGTGTATCGGGATTGCAGTTAAACCACAGCTTAGCACCTTGCACCGATAGCGTTCTCGCTATAGCCTGATCCACAAAAGAACGGGGCATAAGTGCTACTTCATCGAACAGCACCCCCGAAAGCGTAATGCCTTGTACAAGCATATATGAGCTTTCGTCCTTGCCGCCGTAAACGAAGAAATTATTTTGCACACCGCTGCCCTCTACCGTCAGCAGATTTGCCGACCGTGAGTAAGATATGCGGAAATAACAGATAATGTCGGCAATGCTCTGAATGGGGATAATGATGTTTCTTTCAGCAGACCGCACTGTCTTGCCGCATATGCCGAAGGTTGCCCCGTTAAAGCGTCTCATCGCCCACAGAATGAACGAAGTGACCATACATATGGTCTTGCCCGAACGAACCGCCCCGTCGCATATGATAGCTTTGTATTCGTCCCTGTAGCACCATCTGAATATCTTCTTCTGCTTTGCCGAAAGCTTTTCAAACGTCATTCGTCATCAGCCTCCAGTGCTTTGTAAAGTGTCGGGATCTCAGAAGCCGCATTACTTTCACTCGCAGCTTTCTCCCAAAGCCCTACAGACACACTGAATAAATCTTCCCAAGCCGTTCAAAAAGTGGTATAATAAAAATAAAGAAAGACCAAACAGCACAGAGGAAGAAAATGAAATCAAGACAGATAACATTCAGTGATATAGAATACGGAAACAGAAAGCGCATAACAAAGTGTGAAGA